GGTCACGGGTATCGACATTCCCACCGACCCGATCACGGGCGAGCCCATCGAGCCGTTCTCCGCAGCGGTGGACCGACTGTGGGCAGCCACGGACCCGGACACGCAGTTCGGGCAGTTCCCTGCCGGATCGTCCAGCGACTACATCGCCAGCATCACCGCCGACGTGCAGGCCCTCGCCACGCAGTCGCGGACGCCCCCGCACTACCTGACCGGAGGCATGGGGCAGTTCCCCTCGGGCGAGTCCGTCCGGGCCACGGAGTACGGCCTGTACCAGAAGGTCCGCGACCGCCGCGTGACGTTCGGTGAGGCGTGGGGCGACACCATGCGCCTCGCGGCCAAGGCCGCAGGGCAGGAAGCGCTCGCCACCGACGTGGGCCTGACCGTCGCGTGGGAGGACGTGGAGGCTCGCACCGAGGGCGAGATTGTCGATGCCCTGCTGAAGATGTCCACGCTGGGCGTGCCGCTGAAGGCACTGTGGTCCCGCTGGGGTGCGACCCCTGACGAGATTGACGCGTGGGACAAGTTGCGGGCGCAGGAGGTTGCCACCGCCGAGGGCATGGCAGGCCTGCCGACCGCACCCCCGAGCACCCCGACCCCACCGGCCACGGGCACCAACAACCCGCAGGACGCTCGGGCGTCGGCGTTCTAGCCGATGGCGCAGCCCAACGCGTACTACCGGATGCAGAACACCCTCCTACGGCGTGCGCTGGCCGATGCGCTGGGCAAGCAGTTCCACGTCCTCAACATTCACGACCTCGACGGCACGTGGAAGGCCTACCAGTACCTCGCGACCGAGGCGACGGCTGCCAGCGGCGAGTTGGCGGGGCTGACCGCGCTCGACTACTTCCGCATCTGGCTCTACGACGAGTTGGGCGAGGTCATGGCCGAGGAGTTGTTGGCGCGTGGCGTCGTCATCAACCTTGACGACATCGCGGCGACCCTCAACCTGAAGGGTCCGATCGAGGTCAAGCGCCTCATCGCCAACGGCTGGAAGCCCGAGGATGCGTACCTGTCGGCCATGCGCCAGACGGTCAACGTCATGCAGGGCTACGTCCACCGCATCGGGCAGACCACCCTCAACGAGTCCATCGGCCAGTACGGGCACATGCTCCAAGGCTGGCGACGGATCATCTCGCCGTCCGCGTGCTCGTTCTGCCGAGCGCTGGAGCGGATCGTCTACCGGCCCAGCGACAAGTGGGTCAAGCCCCACGAGAAGTGCGGATGCACCGCCGAGCCCGTCGCGAACGCGCTGCGCGTGCAGCGCTTCCTCACACCTGCCGACCGTGCGCGGAACTACGCGCTGGCCGGTCAGATCGCGCGTCGCAAGGAACGCGAGCGCGCCCGAGTCTCGGCCTCTGTCCAAGAGGCCGCATAGCCCTTACGCCGCATGGCAGCGGGCAGAAGGAGGGAAGGCCGCATGGCCGAACAGGAAGGCGCAGCCCCCGGCAACGAGGGCACGCAGGAGACCGACAACCAGCCCACCCAGCAGGAGCCCCGCACCGAGTCCAGCCGCACGGCTGACGGCGGCGAGGAGTCCACCGACTGGAAGGCCATGGCACGCAAGTGGGAGAAGGAGGCCAAGGCGAAGTCCGCTGCGGCAGCCAAGGCGGAAGCCGACGCCCAGCGCTTGCGCGAGGCCACCCAGACCGACGCGGAGAAGGCCCTCGAAGCCGCACGGCGCGAGGGAGCCAAGAACGCCGAGGCCGAGTGGAAGGCCAAGTGGATCACCGAGCGCGGCACGAACGCTGCGCTGCGGGCCATGAACGGGCGCGTCGCAGACCCCCGCCTCGCCATGCCGTTGCTCGACCTGAAGGAGGTCGTGGACGACAAGGGCGAGGTGGACAAGGACGCGCTGGCCAAGGCCGTAGACGACCTGCTGGAGGAGTACCCCGCGCTGGCAGCCGGTGGTGCCCCGACCACCCACCACGGCGACCTCGGTCCCAAGTCCACCCAGCGCCTTCCACAAGACATGAACGCTCTGCTGCGACGCGCGGCAGGGCGCTGACCGCTACTCCCTGAAAGGGATTCACCATGCCGTACAACAACCTCATCACCCGCTCCGGGGTGCAGGCGACGGTCCCCGAGGACGTGTCCAACGTCCTCCTGACCAACCTCGCCTCGCAGTCCGCCGCACTGTCGATGTTCCGGCAGACGCGCATGAGCACCAACCAGACCCGGATGCCGGTGCTGGCCGCGCTGCCCACCGCGTACTTCGTCAACGGTGACACCGGCCTGAAGCAGACCACCGAGGTTTCGTGGGCCAACCAGTACCTCAACGTCGAGGAAATCGCCGCCATCGTGCCGATCCCCGAGGCCGTGCTGGACGACACCACGTTCGACGTGTGGGGCACCGTCCGTCCGCTCATGGAGCAGGCCATCGGTCGCGTCCTCGACGCCGCCGTGGTCTTCGGTGTCAACAAGCCCGCCTCGTGGCCCACGGCCATCGTCCCCGGCGCTGTCGCTGCTGGGAACGTCGTCGCCCGTGGCACCTCCACCGCCGCGCAGGGTGGCCTCGCCGGTGACGTGTCCAAGTTGTTCGCCACCGTCGAGAACGACGGCTACGAGGTCAACGGCCTCATCGCGAACACCACCTACAAGGGGATGCTGCGCGACGTTCGCGACGTGAACGGTCGCCCGCTGCTCGACAGCCAGACCGGCATCTACGGCCAGCAGGTCCAGTACCCGATGCGTGGCCTGTGGCCCACCGGCCTGTCCTCTGCCGAGGTCGTCGCTGGCGACTTCCAGCAGGCCATCCTCGCCACGCGACAGGACATCACCTACAAGGTGCTCGACCAGTCCGTGATTCAGGACAACACGGGGGCGATCATCTACAACCTCGCCCAGCAGGACATGGTGGCGCTCCGCGTCGTCGCCCGCTTCGGTTACGCCGTCGCGGACACCCTGTCCTACGACCGCGCCCGTGGCGACGCCGCCAAGTTCCCGTTCGGCGTCCTCCAGTCCCCCGCCGCCTGATCCACGCTGACTGACAAGGAGATTCGTCATGGCTGAGAACAAGAAGTCCGACGTGGACACGTCCAGCGTCGAGAAGGCCGTCAACGAGGCTGCCGACAAGGGCTACCTCGGCGTCGCCACCGACCCGACCCCGCGCGAGAACTACAGCGTTGCGGGTGTCACGTCCGGGGCTCCCACCCCCGAGACGGACGACAAGGCCGCTGCCGCTGCGCGCAAGGCCTCCACGGGCAAGGAGTAGTCCATGGCTGCCGTCGTGTCGTACGCGACGGTGGGCGACGTGGCCGTGCGCCTCGGGGTGGCTGAGGGTGACCTCAACACCCCGCAGGTGCAGGCCATGTTGGACGACATCACGGCGCTGGTCGATGCCTACACCGGCCTCGACTTCAGCACTCTGCCGGAGGTGCCTACGGGCATCCGGTGGGTGGTCGCCTCGCGCACCATCCGGGCGCTCAACAACCCGGACGGTGTGCGGCAGGAGCAGATCGGCTCGTACTCCTACTCGCTCGCGACCCCCGATGGGGGCAGCGCGTGGACTGCGGAGGAACGTCGCATCCTCGACTCCTACGGCAACACCGCGAGTGCTCGCGTCGCCTCGTCGTTCTCCATCGGGTACGGGTGATCGGAGTGCTGCCCGCACGTCTGCTGCGGCGGCGCATCGTCATCCTCCGAGCCGCCGAGAAGGTGGACCGCTACGGCACCAAGACGCTCGACTGGACGAATCCCAGCGAGGTCGAGGTGCGCGGCGAGGTCCAGCCCCGACAGGCGCGCGAGAACGAGGTCGGTCGCTCGCTGGACTCCATCGACGCCGTTGTCTACCTGCTCCCCAACACCGACCTGACGGCCAGTGACCGGGTGCGCGTAGGAGACGACATCTACTCGGTGGTCGGCCCTCCCCAGCAGGTCCAACGGCTGGGGAGGCCGCACCACCTCATCGCCAACATCACCAGCGCGAAGGGGTGACGGCTCATGGCTCGATTCCGTGTCAATACCCCCGGCGTCAAGCGCCTCTACACGTCCCCGGACATGCGTCGCTGGGCCTCCACCGAGGCCGACAAGGTTGCTCGTGAGGCCAAGCGCATCGCCCCTGTCCGCACGGGCGCATACCGGCGTTCCATCTCCCCCACGGTCGTCCTAGAGGACGGTCGCTGGATTGGACGGGTCAACGCCTTCGACTTCAAGGCCCTGTGGGTCGAGTTCGGCACCAACGGGATTCGCAAGTCGCGAGTCCTCGGCTCCGCACTCGACACCGTTGGACCCACGTCGAAGGTCACGGCCCGGTGATGCGCACCATGCCCGATGCCGAGTTGGTCCTGACCACTTGGCTCCGCAACCACCCCGACGTGCAGGCCTTCGGTCCTGCCGTCGATGTCAGGTATCCGGGCATCACGCCCGCCGTCGTTGTGGAACGCATCGGCGGCGTGGCCGACTCCCTCGGCGTCGTGGACCACCCACGACTGGACGTTGGCATCTGGGGCGCGACGAAGGTCGCCGCCCTTGACCTCGCATCCGTTGTGCGCCAAGCGATCTACGCCATGCGTGGCGAGGTCGTGGAGGGCGCAGCGGTCGGCAGCGTGGCCGAAACCCTCGGCCTGCGCTACCTGCCCGACGAGGCCACGGAGGCAGCCCGCTACCTGCTGTCAGTCGAAATCACTACGCGCGCCGTCGTGGCGCAATGAAGGAGTAACCGCAATGGCACTCAACAACGACGAGATTCGCGTTGCCGCGAACGGTCGCGTGAGCATCGCACCCAAGGGCACCGCCGTGCCCGAAGACCTCGCTCCGCTGGCTGCGGCGTTCGTGGACGTGGGCGCAGTGTCCGACGACGGCGCGACCATCGCCCGCAAGGTGAATCAGGATGGCGTCAACATCTGGCAGTCCACGGCCCCGGCCCGCTACCTCATCACCGGCACCGAGGTCACCGTCGCCATGGCCCTGATGCAGTTCAACCCGGTCACGCTGCCGCTGTACTTCGGTGGCGGCGAGGTGGTCGAGACGACCACGGGCAGCGGCGTGTTCAAGTTCGACATCGAGGGCGGCGGCTCGCTGGACGAGCGCGTGCTGGTCATCGACGCGTTCGACGGCACGCTCCAGTACCGCTACGTGTTCTCCCGCGTGCAGGTGTCCGACACCGACGACCTGTCCCTGAAGCGCACCGAGGCCTCCGGTCTCGGCATCACGTTCGGCGTCCTCGCGCCGTCCACGGGCGACATCATGGGCACCGTCATCACCAACGACCCGGCGTTCGCGGCGTGACCCGCGCAGGTCTGGACGTGAAGTCCCCGGACATCAACCTCGACGCACTGCGCGCTGCCCGAGCGGAGGCGGCGGGCGAGTACATCACCGTCGAGTTCAACGGCGAGCAGTTCACCGTCAAGCGCGAGTTGCCGTACTCGGTGCTGCGCAAGGTCAAGCGCGACGACCTCGACGGCGCGCTGGCCGACGTGCTCGGTGCCGAGCGGGCCGAGGCCCTGCTGGAGAACTCCGACCTCAGCCTTCAGGACGTCAACGCCCTGCTGGAAGGGATCGTGCAGGCCAGCACCGGCAAGTCGCTGGGGGAAGCCTCTGGCTCCTCGGCGTCCTAGACGAGCACCACGAGGAACTAGAGGCCGACCTCCACCGGCACTACAACCTCGACCTGCTCGACCTGCACAGGGGACGGCTCACGTGGCGCAAGGTCATGGTCCTGACCGCGCACTTGCCTCGTGAGTCGTCCCTTGTGTCCGCCGTCGTCGGGGAGCCAGCCGACTGGTCAGTCACGGATCACCTACTGGCCCATGCCGTCGATGGCATCAACCACGTGCTCTACGCGTACATCAGCGCGCACGCCAAGCACCCGCCACGGGCACCCCAGCCCGTCCCCCGCCCGGTGCAGCGCTCCCGGCAGGTGTCGGTCAACAACGACCCCAAGCCGCCGCAGTCCACGCCCAACGAGGTCGCCGCGTTCTTCGGCAAGTCCTCGATCCACGTCGCCCCGGAGGTGAGCCATGGCTGAACAGGCAGGCAGGGCCTACGTAGACATCAAGCCCGACCTGTCGGGATTCGGCTCGCGCCTGTCCGCAGGACTCGCCGCCCCGCTGCGCAACGCCGAACGTGGGCTCACCCGAGGCCTCACCGGGACGATGAAGACGGCTGGCGTCCTCGCTGCCGGTGCTCTCGGTGTCGGCGCGCTCGCGGCGTCGGTCAAGTCCATCGTCAGCATCGGCATCGAGTACGACCGCACCCTGAGCATCTTCAAGTCGGTCACGCAGGCCAGTGCTGCCGAGATGGCCAAGGCACGGGCGACTGCCATCACGCTCGGCAACGCCCTCGACCTGCCCGGTGTCTCCGCTGCCGGTGCGGCATCCGCCATGACCGAGTTGGCCAAGGCGGGCCTGACCACGCAGCAGTCCATCGACGCCGCGCGTGGCGCGCTCCAGTTGAGCATCGCCGCCCAGACGAGCGAGTCACAGGCCGCAACGATCACGGCCAACGCCCTGCTGACCTTTGGCCTCAACGCCAAGGAGGCCGGACGCGTCACCGACCTGCTCGCGGGTGCGGCCAACGCCTCCAGCGCGTCCATGACCGACATCGCGTACGCGCTCGCCATGGGTGGCACCGCCGCGAAGTCTGCCGGTGTGCCGATTCAGGACACCATCACGGCCCTGACCATGCTCGCCAACGCGGGCATCAAGGGCTCCGACGCTGGCACGCTGCTGAAGACGGCGCTCATGCGGATGACCGCGCCGACGAAGAAGGCGTCGGACACGATGAAGGACCTTGGGCTGAAGTTCTTCGACGGCAAGGGCCAGTTCGTCGGGATGCGCTCGGCGGTTGACCAGTTGCAGAAGAAGTTGGGTCCGCTCACGACGGCCCAGAAGGCTGCGGCGCTGTCCACGATCTTTGGCGCGGACGCGTCCCGGTTCGCCAGCATCGCCGCCGACCAAGGCTCCAAGTCGTGGGACAAGTACGCCAAGCAGGTCGGACGCTCGGGTCAGGCAGCAGCCTTGGCCAAGGCCCAGAACACCGGCCTCGGCGGTGCGCTCGACAACCTCCAGTCCACGGCAGAGGGCGTCGGCCTGCGCGTCTACGCCGTCATCCAGCCCGCGTTCACGTCCATGGTCAAGGGCATCACCGGAGTGGTCGGCGCGCTGCCCGGTCTGGCCTCGTCCTTCGGCACGGCGCTCGGCGCGATCTACGACCTCCTCGTCAAGGGCGACTTCACCGGGGCGTTCTACCGGGCCTTCAACGTCGCGGAGGACTCCCCCATCGTCGGCGCGATGCTCTGGGTACGGGACCAGTTCATCGCCATCTTCGGCAACATCAAGGCCGCGATCCCGCCGCTGCTGACGACGTTCAACAACCTCGTCAGCATCGTCAAGACGTTGCTGCCCATCGTGGTCCCCGTCGCGGCTGCCATCGGCGGTGCGCTGCTCGTCGGCGTCCGAGGCCTGTCAACGGTCCTGCCTCCGGTCGCTGCCGCGCTCGCCTCCGTGACCGGCTTCCTCGCCAGCAACATGGACGCGGTGCTCGCCATCACGGGAGCCATCGGCACGTTCGTGGCGGTCCTGCTGATCCAGAAGGCGGTCACCACCGGAGTCACGGCGGTGACGACCCTGTACCGCAACGCCATCGCGCTCGCGCAGGCCTCGGTCATGCTGCTGCGCTACGGCATCTTCCTGCTCAACACGGCCTTTGCCGCGAACCCCATCGGCATCATCATCGCGCTCATCGCCGGACTGATCGTCGGCATCGTCATCCTCTACAAGCGCAACGCTGCCTTTCGGGCGCTCGTGCAGCAGGTGTGGAGCGCGATCAAGACGGCCATCGGCGCGACGGTCGGTTGGATCACCGGCACCGCCGTGCCCGCCATCGTCGGCGCGTGGAACTGGATCGTCAACGGGGTCAAGAGCCTCTACACCGGCGTCGTCACTTGGCTCACGAACGCGTGGAACTCGGTCAAGGCGTGGGTCACCGGGGTCGCCCTGTCCATCGCCGGATTCGTCACTGCCGCAGCCGCGCTCGGCCTGCGCATCCTCGCCGTGTTGTCCTACCCGTTCCGGCTGCTCATCGCGATCACGGTCGGCGTGTTCATGGTGATCTACAACGCCGTCGCGCCGCTAGTCATGGCGTTCGTGACCCGCGTCGTCACCGGCTTCCAGCGCATGTACGCGGGCGCGGTCGCGATCTTCAACGCGATCCGCGCATGGATCGTCGGAGTCTTCACCGCCATCTACGGGTTCGTCGCTCCTATCGTGTCGGCCGTCGTCGGGTTCGTCGTGGCCCGGTGGAACACGCTCGTGGGCAACGTCGCCCGGATCATGGCTGGCATCCGCAGCGTCATCACCACGGCGTGGAACTTCATCGCTGGCATCGTCTCGGCGGTCGGCGCTCGGATCATGGGCGCAGTCCGCGCCGCGTGGGCCGCAGTGTCCGGTGCGATCAGCGGTGCCGTGGCACGGGTTCGGGGCATCGTCAGCGCAGGCTTCAACGCCCTCGTCGGCCTCGTGTCCGGCCCGGTCAAC